CTCGCTTTAATATCAGCAATTTTATATCTTTTTTCTGTTTCCCCTGTTAGTTCACCATCTTCATCTATAATATCAATTTCTACACTAAAATCAATATCAGTTACAGGATAAGTAAACGCATTTTTACTTTTGTCAAAAGCTAATCCACCTTTTTCTTGTGTTAAGGGATTATAAGATGGTTTAACTACATCATAAAACCCCTCATATTCTAGTATTTCAGCAGACGACTTGTCAAAAGTCAAACTTACAGTACCATCAGAAAGTGTAAATTCTTTTGGTAAAGATTTATATATTTTTATGTTTCCGTTCTCAATTCTTGCTTTCATAATTAGGGATTTGTATCGGTTTCGTAAGATGCAATCGCATAGTTTAAAATGGCATCAGAATCTAAATCATCAGCACAAAGTACTTGGATAATGTTCTTTTTAGTGGTATCTAAAGATGTTGAACCTACTTTGTTTATTTGTGAGGTTGTAAAATCATCTGATAGTGTTATTACTGCTCCTGATAAATCAGCACCCGACAAAAGGATATCTATAACAGTTCCCTTTTTCATATTCTGAACATTTAACGTAGCTGTTGTTAAATTGCCAGTTAATTCAAAAGTTGCATATAAGGAAGCATCTAAATTAATAGTTGCACTTGTTGTTGCAATATCTTGTTTTGCTGTATATCTTCCTTCTAATTTATCATGGGTTACTGCATCATTAGCAATAGTCAAAGACGTTGACCCAGTTACATCCCCAGTATGAGTTGCATTGTAGAGGTTAGAAGTTCCTTGCGAAATATCATCTGTATCAAGTACGACTACACCAGTTTGTCCATTAACAGAATTAACATCCCCTGCATCATCAGAATACAATTCGGTGAAGTTGTCATTTACTTTGTCAAACGCATCTCTTACGGTATCGCCAGTACCGTCATTTGCTACAGTTCCTATATTTATTGTCTGTTTTGCCATTTTTTAAATTGTTGTTTTATCTACTGTATAATTTATAGTGTCTACAAATATTTTAGTTATACTTGCCAATAAAAGACTACCTCCTGCGATTATAGGATATATAATACCCCATCCTCCATTGTTGTCCTCGTTTGCGTTTCCAAACCAAGAGTAACGATATATAAGACCAAAATTCATTCCTTTTCCTTTATAAGATAACTACTTAATTTTATTTCGTTTTCTTTTTTAGGTCTATAATTAACCTTTTTCTTTTTCTTCTTATTACTATTTAAATTTACAGTTGCCATCCGTTAAATAGTACGTCTTTATCTGGATATATATCCTCGTTATTATTAGTATAGTATTCTGGGAATTTGGATTGAGCATTAAAACTCATATACTCAACAAATCTATTAGTATAGTACTCCGCATAATCCCTCTCTTTAGCTATTAATTGGTCTATTTCTACCTTTTCTGCTAATTGGCTATTTTCACTTGTATGCTTGTATACACCTCCGTTTGCGACTGTATATGCTGCAAATGGCAAATATTCACTCATAGCAAAATGTATTAACATCGGCTGAATATAATCGTTCACTAAATCAAGATAGTCTCCAGAAAGACTGTCGGCAATAATATCACTACTTATCTTATCATACAGGTCAGTTCCAAGATAATTCCTAACATGAATTTCTTGTGCTAATTTTATAAACTGAATGAATTTATCTGTATCAACATTTCCACTTAATGCAGTATTTTTAACTAAATCCTGTCGTTTTATAAATAAAGCTGTTGCCATTATTCTTCTATTTGTTGTTGTTCATCTTCTTGCTCTATAGACTCCGATACAGCCTTTTTAACGCCAGTTTCTTTCTCTATTTCAGAGTCAGTTATAGCATTAGTTAAGTCTGTAAATTCAAGGGGCTGTAAGGTCTTAAAATAGATGTCTAAATCAATGTTGTTGTATTCTAATATTCTCTCCAATTCATCAAGTATAGTAACTTGCATTGGCCTAATAACAGTATTATCCATAAGTATAGATGCTGTTTGCAATTCCTCCGCATTATTACCAAGTCCTGTTTGGTCTTTTATCCCTACCAACATTGGTGATACAATTCTATGGGAAACCATAACTTTCTTCATGGATTCATCAGATAAGAACTGATATTGTTGGTGAGCATCCGTAAGTTGAACTGGCTCAATCGTAGCCGCTAATTCTTTACTATCATTAAAGGCTAATATAAATTTACCAGCATTACTTGTACCACTAAACTTCTCGTATATCGCTCTTTCTATAGAATCTCTCTGCTCTTTATCAGGGGTACCATTATTAAAGTTAATCAACATACTTGGCTGTAGACCATTTTGAATATTTGTAATATGGTAATTAGCAATCTCTTCTTCTAATTCAGCATACTGCAAACCTCCCTGGTAATCAACTGGAGAGTAATAATAAAATCCAGCTCTATAAGGTCTTATATAAAGTATTTCAATTGGAGAATCACTTGTACCAAAACTCGGTATTCTTGTAGGATTATCATTTCTTCCAACATTAGACCAATCACTACTATAATAGTATGCTTTAATCTCTCCGTTTGACACTTTTTCTGCTCTTAAAGTTTCAATAGGCATATGGGCCACTTGAGCAATCTTACTTCTGTCTTTAGTATATATAATTTGTAAAGCTGCCTGACCCATCATCTTGTAATCATAGCAAACTTTCTTCATACAGTCCTTAGAAAAGAGTTCTCTCATTTCCTGGTACTCTTTTGGTTTAGATTCTGAATCAGTAGCATCTAGCCCTCTACCGTATATCATTTCTGATATTCCGTTAACAGAAGCATTGTTTGTTGCAGATCCGTTGTATCTATCAATTAAGTATTGAAAATACATGTTATCTTCTCCATATTCTATCCAATCGTATCTCGTAGATTCTATAACCTTTGTAGACGTGTAAGAGGCAAGACTAACAACGTGAATTGAGTCTTTTGCTTTAGCAACTGGTAATTGTGGTTTTCTTTTAGCCATTATAAAATTACATATTCATTGTCGAAACTGTCCTCTTCAATGTATTCATTTTGATTTATGAAATACTTATCCAAATTAGTTTGGTTAGTACAGTAGATTAAGCCTCTGTATATTTCTTCACTATTCTCACTAGATAATTCTACTCTATAAGAATAAAGATTGTCTTCCGTTAAAGTAAAAGTCCCATCTAAAACCATATAACTACCACTTAATGATTTAGTAGGTGTTATTGTAGATGTTGTTCTAGTTTCTTTATCAGTTAATTTAATTACTGGATTACTAGCATCTTTTCTAGTTATGATCTTTAATTGCTGAGTCCCTGTTGTTGGCAATATTTCCATATACAAAGTAACTGAGGTGGATAGAATTGTTTTTACTAAGGTACAAAAAAAGGGGCTGAAATAGCCCCCTTATTGAATCCAAAGTAGTATTGAATTACGGTGTTCTTTGAGCAGACTCAGTAGCTGTTGCACTAGTCATCCCAGCAAAAGGATCTGCATCCGTTGCTCCTTCTACAAAATTAGGCATTAAAACTTCATTTCCAGTAAATGATAAGGTGTATCCTTGTAAATCCCCCATAGCAGTACCAGTAACAGCAGTTCCGCCAGTTACTTCTGCACCATTCTCTCTACCTACTAATAGTACTTTATTATCAAACGTTTGAACTAAAATATGTGGTCTTCATTAAGCCATTAATTTTAATTCTTTGTTATCTTCCTTTGTTAGTTTTTTTAATGTTAAAGTAAGAGTTTGGTCAAAGAAAGTCGTACCGGTTTCTCTTGAAGATGTTATAGTTTGTTCAAAGCTGCTATTTCCTTTTACTTCATATTTAAATGCAGTTAAACTTCCTGAAGCTCCAGTTAAATTTGTTATTTCATCATCTGTTAAGGTTACTGTTCCTAGACCTCCAAAATCAACAAAATAAATATTCTTTAGTCCTCCAATAACATCTTTACAAGGTTCTTTTCGACCAAGTGTTAAATTACAAGCCATTTTTTTTATGTATTAAAAAAGGGTAAGTAGGCTCTTGGCTTACCTACCCTCTTTGATTAGTTAGTTTATTTATTACGAGTAAAGAACGATGTCAGAACCGATAGCGTGTTGAATTCCTGCTGTATATCTCATAACGATTCTTACATTTTGAGAACCATCGATGTCAGCCATATCAATCACCTTAACTTCTTGAGAGTCAGATAGTAAGCCAGTTCCAAAGAACAAGTTAGACTT